AGGCACCAGGAATAATCTTGATGTTTTCTACCTTAAAGTTAAATTCAAACTCATCACTGGTCTCACCAACAACAATGGCATATTCGTTAGAAGTATCATTCTTCTTATCACGAACCACCAGTTTGATAACACCATTCTCACCAATCGCAGACATATCAGGCAGTTGATATACTGCTGCTGCTTTGGTCAATTTTTCAAGTGTTACACTATCCAACTGGAAACATACATCTTGAGATGGCAATGTAATCTCCTTCTCCGGAGGAGCAATAATTACATTTGGATCGGCAAAGAAATACTTCACGCGACGTTTGCCTTCTTTGATACTCAAGTAACTGTCTTGATTGAAATCAAGGTCAGGATCCTGATGAAGACTCAAACCGTTCAAGAATTGATTGAGATCATAAATTGCAAAGTCCCGTGGGAAATCTTCTTTGATTTCTGCTTCGGCAAGAATGTTCTTTGCCACAGAGATAGTGCGAAGTTTGTTGCCTTGCTTTACAAGAATAGAGTTATTGATACCCGCAAAGTTCTTGAGGATAGCAAGTGCATTGTCAGACAGTTTCATTGTGTATTCTTTGAGTTTCATTATTATTGAGGGTAGATTTCACGATTTGCATTCTTATCATTGAAATGCATTAGAAGAACAGCATAGTGGAGAATCTTAATTATATCACGACGTGCCGTGCCTTTCTTATCATATCGTGATGCATACTTAAGAATATTAGATCTACAGAATGCTTCACCATCACCACAAGCTTCAATCAAATCCAGTGTTTGAATTTTATCATCACCAGCAGAGTAATGTTGTCTGTAAGTTCCTCTAATATATTCAAGAAGTTCTTTTACAATTTCCTCTTCATTATATTTAAAAGGAGTTGCTGATGAACTAGTAATATCAATATTACCACTTGATATATTTAAATTAATGTGGTCTTGACCTTCGGCACCTCGAAGGTGAGTACCTATGTTCAAAGTGTTGTCATCCATTTTTAAAATTTCATCGTATAGCATGGACCAAGAGTTAGTCATAACTTATTATATCAAATATTTGCTCCACCGTCAATCACATAAATGCGATCACTTTCTACAGGCATCACAAAGTCGGCATCCACTTTGTCATAGAGTTCCAAGAATGATTGTTTGGTCTCATCATCAAAACGACTTACACAAACTTGAATTGATTTTGCTTTATCTTTGAAGATGCTGAAAGCACGGATGATATGAACCAAACGACGGGTGCTGATAATTTCATCAATACCTCCATCATAGAAAGTTTTGCGAATAATGTCTGCCCAGTCAACAAGACGTTTGCAGAAGTCACGATCTTCCACTCCAAGATCCAAAGCAATACCCTCAAGGATTTTCTGTTCAGTCGCAGGAGTAGGATACGTCTGCTCAAACGTTACTGGGAAACGTTCCAAGAATGCTTCGTTGAGAACATTAGTGCCGATAAAACGACCATCATCAGAACCTTTACCTTTTGTGTTCGCAGTGGCAAATACATTGAAACCTTTTGTTGGTTTTACATACTTACCAATTTTTTTCAAGAACACACCTTTACCTTCAAGGATGGACTGGAGACAGAGGATTTTGTTAGAAGCAAGGTCAACTTCATCGAGTAACAGGATTGCTCCTCTCTGGAGTGCTTCAGTGACAGGTCCGTTATGCCAAACAGTTGCCCCATCGACAAGACGGAAACCACCAATAAGATCGTCTTCATCAGTCTCAATAGTAATGTTTACACGAATCAGTTCACGTCCAAGTTGAGCACAAGCTTGCTCTACAGACAACGTTTTACCATTACCCGAAAGACCCGTAATAAACGTTGGATAAAAAAGATTGGACTGAATAATTTTTTTAAGATCACCAAAGTTACCAAACTTGACGAAAGTATCATCTTTATCAGGAATCAAATTTTGCTCAATAGTAGGCATGGCAGGAGGTGCCTGATAAGTTTTCTCAAGTTTTTCCTGAATGGTCAGGTTCCACTTACCACGACCAACTTTATAATCAGCAATTTTATTTGTAACTGTCTGATAGTTGGATCCATTCATCGCACACCAAGCACGAATATCAGCACCCGTCACAGACTCTCCATAAAGTTCCCGTAAAGAAGTGCGGATATAATCAGCAGAAAGAGACATGATCTTGTTTTCTTTGTTTCAACTGAAGTTATTATACAAGAAAAAAGGGGTCTTGACGACCCCCAGTGGACAGTTTAAGAATTGGTCAGATGCTCTTTCAACTCTTTAACCATCTTTCTGCGAGAGTGTCTTTTATCCAACTCAATACCAAGAGTTCTACCATATTCTTCAAGTTCATCCTTACTCATTTCATCGATAGAAACATCACTCTCATACGATAAAGTTTCGACAGATTCTTCCACAACTTCTTCTGCAACAATGGGATCAGGAGCAATTGCTTCTGCCGGTTCTGAAGGAACTGCAACTGGAGTAGGTTGTGCAGGTGCTGCTGGCACATTTCCAATCATTTTTGAAAACATTGACATTCTTAATACCTAATATTATTTAAAAATATTTATCAAGCAATAAGTCCAACAAACTCATTTAAGATTTTCTTATTCATTTTTTTACCCTTCAAACTCTTCATGAAAGATTTTTTGATTTGAGTTTTAGAAGCATCTTCTGATACATCAAATTCAGATTCACTTGCAAGAGTTGTTGCTGAAAGTGCAATATAAGAATGATATCCAGAATTTTTGATAGCAAATGATCTTTGTTTTTTCCACTGGTTTTGAATCTTAGTTCTCAATTCATGTTCTTTATAAGTGTAACGACTAATAAAACGATTAGAATCACGAGACTCAAGAACACGAATACCAATAAAATTAGTATCAATAAAATTGTCTCTCAAATTTTGAATCAAAATATCAGTGTAGTCATCCCAAATAGAATCCAAAGAATAAGTGTTTCCTGTTTTACGATCACGAAGATAACAATTATCACCAATTCTTCCAAGTCCAATAAAAGGTTCAAACTCCCATGAACGTTGAATCTCACGATGATAAGTAAGTCCATAACCCTCACCATCACTCAATACGACACACTGAACTTTTTGGACTTTAGTATTTTTCTTGAACTGTGGAATGATTTGATGAAGTGCAATCATCGTTTCATTCAAGGGAGTTCCGGACAATCCCATTCCAACAGGCATAGGATATCTTCCACCGAAAGTAATATATTGTGCAAGACGGAACATATTTTTCAGTTGTTTTTCTAAAGTTTTAGAATTGACTTTATGAGACAAAATATTCATCAAAGAAAACTGTTCTCCAACCTGCATCAAACCATCTTTTTTCTCATATGGTCTTTTGCGACAAAGTTGTTCTCCATCATCACTTACTAATGGATACTCATTCGTAAATGCATACACCTCAAATGGAATAGAAACTTTCTTACAGAACCATACAAGATTGAATAATTGTTTCATAGTATCCATCATTACATGGGTCATAGAACCAGACCAATCAAGAATAAAAATCAATCCATGGTCTTTACCATCGGCAAGTGTGGTTACTTTCTTGAACAAGTCTTCGTTGTATTTGTAGGTGTGGAGTTTAGAGCAGTCCAAAACTCCAGTGCGACTAGTAGTAGCACGAGCATAGCTATTAGCAGATTTTCTACATTCGAATTCTTTGACAAGATAATTTACCTCTTTCTGTGCTGATTTTTTAAATTTCATAAACTCACCATCAACATAATCAAACAGATAAGGATCGTGAGGATTGTCCCAGAGTTCATCACATCTCTCATGAATCTCTTTATTTGGAACAATAATATCATCAAGATCGACTTGAGGAAGTTCTACATAAACATTCTCAATTCCATCCATGGATGCAAGTTTTTTGATTGCATCCTGTAATGAATCCATCGTATCGACTTTAGGTTCAGGATTAGTTTCTCCACCCTGACGAACATGCTCGGTGTCTTGCTCGGCAACATGCTCGGTGTCTTGCTCGGTATCGGTACTATCTTCAGATTCTCCAGGTTGCTGTTGTTGCTCCATAGAGTTATCAGACTGCTCTTCAGATGAACCAGAACTTTGCGATTCTAATGAATCCATATCAGTCTTGGTTTCTGTATTCATCTGCTGCTCACAATACTTATAGAGTGCCTGTGCCGCAATCAGAACATCATCAAAATCCTCACAACCCTCAATCATACGAACGATAGGCATCTCTACATATTCACCAAAAGGAATATCAACAAAGTTTCCAATCTTAAAGTGAAGATTTACACGATCGGCAAGATTCATCTTACTTACATCTTCACACTCAACACCAAAGAAGTCCTCATCGGCAAGAACATTATATCCTTTATAGAAGGTCTTGGAGATACCGGCATAACGACGCTTCATCATTTTCTCAATGCGAACATCCTCCACCACATTCACAAACTGTGGAGGTATCTTATATTCTTTTATCCAATCACGATCTGGTGTATAAAGTGCATGTCCCACTTCATGTGCCACCAACATATCATATATCTCATCACCTGCCTTATCCCAGTTCGGCAGTGTCAGCACACGAGTATGAACATTGAAACATGCGGTCTCAACATTCTTGTTCTCTACCACAAGGTCTTCGGTGGCAAGAAGTTTGGCAAGTTGAGATTTGATTTCGTGCCTGACGGTCATTGGTTTGATTCGTATGAACGTATTATACAAAAGAACCCTGCTTTTTGGGCAGGGTCATGTGACGGTTCTTGAAGTGTCTCAGTGCCTCCTTTCGGGAACGCATTGCCTGAGGTTTCAGTTTTCGTTTCTGTTCTTTCTTAGAATGGTGCTTCCAATTTGGGACTTGCATTGTTCTTTGATGTATCAAGACATCATACGTGAAAAACCTTTGACTTTCTCAAACCTTATGACACTTTGGAACTTGTCATGTAAGTCTGACTTATGAGAGATGACGAATATATTAGCATCCTTTATCACATAACGAATAATTTTTAGGAACTCTTCGGTTCCAAATCCATCAAGTGAAGAGTCAAATACTTCGTCCATAATCAACAGGTTAGTGTTTACGGAATTTTTGAGTCTCGCAACTTCTCTCCAAGTGAAGAGTAGAGCCAAATCTACACGCATTTTTTCACCTTCACTAAAAGAACTATAAGAAAAGTTTTCGTGAATAGGTGACTCAATGGTTTCACCGAACTCTTCATCAAGTTTGAAGTTGATGTAGAAGTCCATCATTTGAAGATAACGATTAACCTGCTGATTGATGAATGGAAGATACTTCTTGATGATTTTTGTTTTTACGCCATCGTCCCGAAGAAGGGAATAGGCAAAATCGTAATGAACGATTTCTTGTTTTTTGTCTGAAAGATATTCAATTGTCTTTTGGAGATTGTCTTTAAACTGCTCTAATTTCTCATTCTCAGTATTTCTGTTTTGTAGGTTACTGGTAATAGTTTGAATTTCATGTTCAAGATCTCTGATTTGTCTCTGGTTGAGGGAAATCCGAGTATTGTTTTGAGAAATGCCATGCGTTAACTTTGTAATCTCCTTAGATAGGGAATTGAATTGACGCTCTCGTTCCTGTTCGAACTTAATTGTTTCTTCAAGATCTTCATAACCTTTCTTGAGTTCCTTTGCTTTATTTTGAGCGTCACTAATTCTATTTACACGAAACTCTTCTTTGATATCTTGTGTACAGGTAGGGCAGACCGTATTTTCTGTAAAGAACTTATGCTCTTTAGTAATGGTTGCAACCTTCTGAGAGATTTTACCTTTAAGATTGTTTAGTTTTGATAACTTCTCACGAGCACCAATAACTTCTTCCTGTTCTTTTGTGAATTTATGAATATCTTCTTCTATAACAGCATTATCTCTCATATAAACTTCGACTTCACTATCTAACTTATCAATTTTATCACTGTTAGATTTTATATTTGCGTTACCACGACTTTCGAGTTCTTCAATAAACTCTTGCTGCATATGCATCTTATCTTTAAGATTATCTTTCTTAATATCTAAAGATTTAATTTGCTCTTTCTTTGT